CCCTGACAACAGGTTGCCGGGATTCTTCTCGCCCAATGAGGTATGGATCTCAACGGGCAAGCGATCGTTTGAATATCACCGCTGTCATCTGACTGTCAGTGGTCGGACGGTGTCGTTCAAAGCACGGGAAGATGCGGGCGGCATTGATAAAGCAGCATCACGGAATGGATTGAGCGCTCACTTCATCCATGCACTGGATGCTGCGTTCTTAGAACGGTTCGTAAATCATTGGGCCCGCTGCTATCAGAAGCCGATGGTTACTGTCCATGATTGCTTCGCCACGACACTCGAAAACGTGGCGTTGATGCGAGAGGAATTGCGAGATCAGTTCTCACGATTCCATAGCGATGACCATTTCATACGGCCATCGACTTATGCAGCTACATGCAACATGCCTGCAGCTCGCAAGCTGCCGCCTGCTCCTGCAACTGATGACCTGCTGTTGACACAGATTGGGGAAAATCCTTTCCTCTTTTGTTGACAGCATTTAATAGTTGCTCTATCATACGCAGGTCGCAAGACACACCTCAAACACACACCATACACCTCAAACATGTCTGATCAAATTCAGATCTCACCAATCGGAAAGGTCGTTTTCGGCACCATTCAGGAGCCACGCCTCAACCAGTACAACAACAAACTGGAGTGGACCCTGGGCCTTGTCTTTGACATGAAGACATCCCAATCATTGATTGATATTGCTGACCAAGCGCTCAAAGACGCAGCAAAGCGCAGCCCCAAGGTCGCAGCTGGGATGAACAAAGCCAAGCTGCCTTACAAGCCTGCCCAAATCTTGAAACCTGACGGCACCAAGCTGCCCGACCCGGACAACCTGCTGTTCACTTTCAAGCGGAACGCAACACGAACGATGGCCGCAACCGGAGAGGAGGCAAGGACTTCTGCCCCAATCATCTACGGTTCTGATGGCACACCCTTGACTTCATTCAACAAAATCATTGGCAGAGATACCACCGGCAGCGTTGTCTTTAAGACATACGTTTATGACAAGTTCTCTGTCGGTTGTCAGTTCCAGATTGAAGGATTCCAAATCTCTGAACTGAATGAAGGTGGTGCTGCACCTGCAACGCTGGCTCCCATTGCAGGCAACGTCACCAATGACACGGAGTCGTTGAGCATCCTGGATGGTGAGGAAGTCTTGCCGCCTCTCTGATGCTTGAGCACATCCGCCGCAATCGGGAGAGGGGACACCGATCGGGGTTGGAGACGAAAGTAGAAGAGGCTTTGCAAAAGCAGGGCCTCTCCTTTTCCTACGAAAAAGAATCTTTCGTCTACTACCGCAAGGGCCGCTACACCCCAGACTTCACCATTGATGGGGAACATCCGTTCCACATTGAAGTCAAGGGCTACTGGTTTCCAGCAGACAGATCAAAGGTATTGGCAACTCTCATTGCTAACCCTGACCTGCGTCTGTTAGTTGCTTTGCAGCGCCCGTTTATGACAATCAGTAAGAAGTCGAAGACTACTTATGCAGCCTGGTGCACCAAGAACGGAATCCCTTGGAGCACCATCCCAATTCCCGAGAACCTTATTAACCAATGGCTAAGTGGGTCGAGATGCACCATGCATGTGACAAATGCGAATCAAGCGACGGTGCATCAACCAACGATCGTGGCTGGACCACCTGCTTCTCCTGCGGGAAGCAATACAAAAGAGGCGAAGCCGAATCAAATCAGTCTGTCTTTGACGCAATGCAATCCGACAACCGAATAGACCACAGCATCAGCAACACACCAGCTCCAAGGCCAGTGCTTCCCATCGGCCAATTTGCAGCCATCACCAGCCGCAAGATCACTGAAAAAACTTGCCGCTTGTATGACTACAGCTATGGCAAGCACAACACCTATGGCCTCTGCCATTACGCCAACGTCCGCAGCCAGCAGAACGAAGTGGTGGCCACCCACATCCGCATCGTGGAACCCAAGGGTTTCCGGTGGGTGGGCGAGTCAAGCAACACCATGCTGTTCGGCCAGCACACCGGCAAGGAAGGGACGCTGATCATCACCGAGGGTGAGCTGGACTGCATGTCGGTCTACGAATGCCTCAGTGATTCCGAACTGCGGAAGACTGTTGTCTGCTCCCTGAACTCAGGGACCGGGTCAGTCAAGAAACAGATCGAGAACAACCTGCGCTTCATCCTTGGCTTTGAGCGGGTGATCCTGTTCTTTGATCAGGACGAGGCCGGGGCCAAGGAACTGCCCAAGGCAGCAGAGATCATCGGACCCAAGACCCGGATGGTCACGGGCTTCCCTTACAAGGACGCCAGTGATGCATGGGTTGAGGGTGACTCAGCTGCTATCAAGCTGGCCCTGGCCAAGGCCCATCCCTTCAGACCTGATGGTGTCATCCGGGCGGACAGCCTGACTGACAAGGTGCTGAACCCTGAGGTCAATCAGGGCTACACCTTCCCCTGGAAAGGGTGGAACAAATGCACGAACGGTATGCGTGCGGGTGAGGTTCACCTCATCGCAGCAGGTACTGGCATCGGCAAGAGTTTGTTCTCTCGTTCAATCGCCCTGGATCTGTGTCGGGTTGACCGACAGAACGTGAAGGTGGCGTACATCGGACTGGAGGAATCAGTCACCACCACTTACGAGCGGATGCTGTCGGAGTGCATGGGTGTGCCCTTCTATCTGATGTCACCTGATGAGCGCAGAAAGAATGAGGCAGAGATGAGAGCAGCGGCCAAGACGTTTGCTCACAACCTCTGCCTGCTGGATCGCTTTGGCATGGATGACCTGCGCTCATTCATTGCAACCGTTAAGCACTACGTCCTCAATGAGGAATGCAAAGTCGTCTTCCTTGATCACTTCTCCCTACTGGCCGATGGTATTGATCTCCGTGCTGATCAGCGCAGGACTATTGACAAAGCGATTGCTGAACTCAAGACGATCGCGATGGATCTCGGATTCTGTTTCGTCATCGTCAGCCATCTCTCCCGAGACACAGGTATGGGTAAGGCGTTCGAGGAAGGGGGAGAGCCGAGTCTGTCGCACCTTCGAGGATCAGCGTCATTAGGACAGATCCCCTCATACATCTGGATGCTGCAACGCAATCCGATGGACGAATCCAATGGCAATGAAACCAAATGCTTCCTGAAAAAGAATCGCGAAACGGGAGAGGTCGGCCTGAAGAGCACGATCGCGTTCAACCCTCTGATGTATCGCTTAGTCGAGACGTGAGGCACATCCTCCAGACCATTGAAATTCTCAGGCGGTCAGCTCATGACTCGGAAGAGTTCTGGCGTGGCTACCGCGTGGCACTTGACACCATCCAATCGCTAGCTCTCAGTGACTCACCTGATTCTTGACTCCGACATCCTGCTGTTTCAAACCATGGCCGCCCTGGAGGTGGACATCGAACTGCAGCCTGACGTTTACACCCGGTATGTCCGGCTAGATGACGCACGGCAGGAGTATTACGAGAAGGTCGAGGCGCTTCAAAAGAAGTTTGATGCGCCGAACGAGACCACCTATCACTGCTTCACGACTGGCTCCTTTTTCCGCAAGGACATCTACCCGGACTACAAGGGGAACAGGAGAGGCTCAAAGAAACCAATTGGATACGCCGCTCTCAAGTCAGAGATCCTTGCTAATGAACCAAGGTCTATGCAACATGACAAGATAGAAGCGGATGATCTGATTGGTATAATTGCAACATCACTACAGCATGAACTCAAGGACTACGTCATTGCATCACGCGACAAAGATCTCAAACAAATACCCGGAAGACACTACTGGTTTGGAGAGGATGAAGTATTCATCGGAATGGAACAAGCAGAACGCAACTGGTGGGAGCAGGTACTCATCGGTGACAAGGTTGACAACATCCCAGGGTGTCCGTCGATTGGCCCAGTTAGAGCAGCAAGAGAAGTTGCGAGCTGGGATATGTCAAAGCCCTTGGAGTGTTGGGAAAAAGCTGTTCATGTCTATGCAACGAAAGGGAAAGTGGAGCAGCCACATGAGTCAGCGCTCACGGCGGCGCGACTGACAAGACTATTGCGTAAAGGCGAGTATGATTTTGAAACTAAAGCCTGCAAGATATGGAATCCCCCGATTCCCTGAAGCGGATTATCACACAGCAACTAACAGATGAATGTTTAGATGCATTAGATAAGTTGTTCCCGGAGAAGACGCCAGGGCTTACTGACTCAATCGATCAGATTAGGTACAGTTCAGGTCAACGGTCTGTTATTCACTTTCTCCGGGGGCTGACCAATGGCTAAGAAGAGGAAAAAGAAGAATAAGAAGAAGCCATGGGAGAGAAGTAGAAGAGGCGGCCAGTCCTGGCGCTACTCCTCAAGCAAGAAGAAGAAGGACGACAAGAAGAAGAGCAAGAAGAAGTCATGGGAACCCCCTAAGAAGAAAAAGAAGAAGAGCAGTAGTGGCTCCTCTAAGAAAGTCAGGAAGGCTGCCAAGCGGATCACAAGTTCGCTGCAGGTGCAGCGTGACCAGGGCAATGCACGCGCCCAGCAGATCCGCAACATGCAGATTGAGCGGACTCCCAAAAACATTGGCAACACCAGTGGCCGGAGTGAACGCAATGCTGCGCAGAGCCGAATCAATTCAATCCAGAAACGGAACGCTTACGGCGTGTCAGCCGTTGGCATCCCCGGTGGCCTGGATGCAGCAGGCGTGAAGGTTGCACTGCAAGGTGGCAGCAGCTGGGGTCCCAATGACCAGAAGCGATATGACGAATACATGCGTAAGAAGGGAATCGATGGGCTGAAGAATGACGCCCTTGTAAACCCTGATCGCTTCGGTCCCCTGGCTGACCAGTACAAGGCAGGCATGGACCTCTTGGGGTCAGAGCTTGTCAAAGGCTTCACCACTCAGCTGAACAATCAGCGGGATGAATTGCAGGCCCAAGGCCAGCGAGAGAAGCAGCTCTATCTCGATGAGATTGCACGCAACCACAACTCAATGCGGATGCTGCAGCAGGTGAACCAGCAGCAGCAGGCGGCGATGCAAGCCTCCATGGAAGCTGACCGCAGGGCACGGGCTGAGGAGCTGTATAACCAGCAGTTGATGATTGCGGAGCAGAAGCGACAGGCGGATGCAGCAGCAGCCATTCAGGCAGAGCAGCAAAGGAAAGCCACCAACCTTGCCAATGCTTATGTGCCTGAACAGGTCGAGAGTCTGGGCAGCGTCTCTTACGGCGACGCCCGAACTGACTCGACTGCGACCAAGAAACGCAAGGCCAAGAACAACACGATCTCTAGCTTGCGCATGAACACTGGTCTGTCCAAACCCTCTTCCTCTACTGCTGGATT